GATGAACTGTGCGGCGCTGTCGTCGAACTTGGCGAATAGCTCAGTGATCTGCGTCGCCACAGACTGCGAGTTGTCTTCAATGGTCGTGAGCGTGCTTTCAGCCAGTGCAAGGCGGCCTTCAGTCTTGCGGCGCTCATCGAAGGTCTGGTCACTGCGCAGGAGTTCTTCCAGCAGCGTCTCGGCGGTGTTGTCGATGTCATCCAAGCGGGTCGTCAGAATGCCCATGACGGGCGATGCCATCAGTGCGTCGATGATCTGCTGGATAGCCAGCGAGGGCGGGCCACCGTCTTGACCAGTCCAGCCGGAGCCGCCACCAGGGAGGCCGCTTCCGCCATAGGCGCCGAAGTCGATCTGCTCTTGCAGGATATAGAGGAGTTGCTTTGCGTTGGTGTTCAAGTCCTCAGCAGGGAGCTGAGTGCCGGCCTGCACCTCAATGAGTGTGCGGTCGCGCGGCGTGAACCTGCGAATGGTCACCAGGATGCCGTGAGGCACCGGGGCGGCCAATAGAATTTGGGTGGGGCCAGTCCAGGTAAAAGACTGTTCCACAGCATCCCCCACATCCCCTGCGAACACACGGATGTCTTCGTTGTGCAGGGAGGGGAAGGGGATGGTGTACGTGGCTGCATCCTCCGCCAGATACATGACGAAGGAGTAGCCGCGCGCGAGTGGCGTCATGTATCTCCAGAGGTTATTGGGGGTCGTCTTTCGGGAGCTGGTTAGCCATCCACGAGAGGCCATTGCGAACGCCAGTGACGTTCTGAAACCACAGCAGCGACATCGCGTCCTTGGCCTGCTTCTGCGTGACGCGCGCATGGGGATCGAGCGCTGTCACAGCGAGCCTTGGGAGACCCCACAGAGCACGTCCGGTCGCCAGGGTGGGGATGCCTTGGACGCCACTGTCGAGACCCGTGGAGCGCCCGTAGGCGAACACAGGGGTGTCATCGCCGCCGAGGGCTTTCTTGACGCCCAAGTCGTGCGCAATGGTGTCCGTCATGAACGGGATCACCGACGAATAGCTCGACTGTTGGAACGCCTGCTTGGCAAGCGAGTCCCACGCCATCAGCTTCTCCCGCTTGTCGGTCGTGTCGCCGATGGTGTTGATGTAGTTGCGAGCTGCCATGCCGATACCGGCGAACAGTGTCGAACCCGTCCACATCTGCGCCGTCTGCCAGTCACGCATGTGCAAGCCGTGCAGCAGAACCGCCGCGTAGGAGTTGGTCATGAACGTGCGGAACTGCGTGAAGATTCGGCCGGTGGCCGAGTGCATGAGCTGCACCGTATCTCCTACGCCGCCTTCGCCGAGAGTCCGCTTAGCATTGCGCTGAACGAACAACGCCATCAGGCGTTTCTCATCGGGAGTCCAGGTGCTCCAGTTCTTCGAGATGTCATGCACGCTGTCCATACCCTTGAGCTTGGCAAATAGTGCTGCCTGATCCTTGGCATCCAGGCCGCCCGCGCGGAGCCGGCGAACCATGCTTGCGGAGACGCCTTCCTTGTTTGCCATCTGCACCAGCCGGCTTGCAATGCCGACACCAGCGAAGCCCTGAAGGAACTGCTGCATCGGGGCGATGCCCGAGACAACACTCATGGCGCGCTGGCCGTACTGCATGCCACGGTCGAGCTTGTTGAGCGTGCGGCCTACGGCCTTGTCGTTATTCCAGACAGACTCACCCACGGCATCGAGACGCAGGTACGGCTGGTTGCGCACAAAGTCTGTGCCCAGGCCCGTCACGTCAGCGAGCCAGCGAGCCTCGACCTGATCGAACTTGCCCATACGCATCTGCTTGACCATGTTGACCGCAGCAGGTGTCGCCTTGAGCGCGTTGCGGAAACCAACAGCGCCGAGGGTGCCGCCGACGCTTTCCAGCATCGTGTAGCCCACTTGGCCCATCGTGGTCATGAAGTTCTGCGAACGGATCAAGCGGGAGCCGCGAGTCCATGCTGAGTTCGGAGCGTCCGAGGTGGACTTGCCCAGGATCGAGTTCAACGTGATGTCGAGTGCGCGGGAGAGGTCCGCATCGCCAGCCTCTTTGCTGTGCTTCAGCAGGAACGCCTTGTAGCGATCCAGTTCGGCTTGCGTGCCCACGTCAACGTGCTTCTTCAGCGCGGCCCATCCAGACATCTCACGGATGAAGTCGGGCACCAAGTTGTCCACGTTGTTCTCCAGCAGATCAGCCAGGTGAACCGTGTGCTCGTTGCCCAGGTCGTCCTTCAGCGTTGCACCGAAGGATTCATCAAGATCAATGCGGGACTTCGCGCGGGCATGCACAGCCTTCTCGGCGACCTCGCGCTCCAGCTTGCCCACTAGGGCATCCACCTTCACCTTATCGACGCCAGCCTCAGTCAGCAGCTCACGCACACTGCCTGAGTCAGCAGCAGCGAGGGTGCCGTGTAGATCGCTCGGGCCTCCCATCGCTTTCTCGTAACCACGCTTGAGCCACGCGCCACTGACTTCGTGCAGGAGGTCTTCGTTTAGCTCCTCACCGGGCTTCAGGTTCTTCACCCACTCGCTGCGCATCGCGGGCTTCACCAGGTTCTCTTGCAGGTTCTCGAAGGAGAGACCCTTCGTTGCATTGAGGTCGGTGTAGCCCTTCGCGGAGAACACGCGGGGCAGATAGCCATCCGGTGACATCTCGTTCTCGAAGCCAGGTACACCACGGGCGCGTAGTTCGTCCGTCATGGTCTTGAAGGCTGCGGCAGCGTGCGAGGCAGTGGCCTCGACTTCAGGCCCCATGTCCTTCGCTACGCCACGGATGTAATAGCCGACTGACTCGTTGAACTGCTGACGGGCGACATCGCCGCGCACACCAGTGGATGCGGAATACTTCGCCCACTCCTGTTCGACCGCTGTGCGGTAGGAACCGTGGATGGTGTGATCCAGCAGCTCCGACTCCTCGGCTGCGGTGAACTTGGTCGCGACGTTGCGATCCGTGTTGCCCACGGAGTCACGCAGGAGACCACGGGATTCATTGCGAACCAGCGCGGAGTTACTGTTGCCGAAGCGGGCCGCAAGGTCACGGCGGACTTTCAGGAAGGCACCACGAACGGGCGCTTGCTGCGCCGCTTCGTCGAGCTTCGCCTGCTGCCACTCGGGCGTACCCACAGCGGGGCCGTCCATCTTCGGTACGTTCAAACCATCGACGCGTGCAGCGCCCATCGAGTCCGCCGTGTTCGGCTTGGAACCATCGACGGCCGATGCGGCCTTGGTGAACTTGTTGGTGCCATGAGCCAGCTCGGCCAGCTCAGGGCCACGGAAGCCGAACGCGCCACCCATCAGGAACCCGAAGGCACCTGCGGAGACGAGATGGCCCGAATCCATCGACGGGTCGTATTGCGAGGACAGTGCTTCACTGCCTACGTTGATTGCGCCGGCCACAACGCCGGATCGCACGGCGTTCGCCAGTCGCCCCGCCGTTGCGGAGTAACCCAGGCCACCGGAGGCGGCACCGATAGCGAACATGGACGGATCGAGTAAACCCGCTGCCGCGTTCCCCAGGAGGCCGAACTGTGCCGAGTCCTCCTGAGCCATCTTGTTCTGCATCGCAAACCCTTTGAGGAGGTCAGCGTGCGCTGGAGACTGTGCGCGCTCCAGCAGTTCCATCTGATCTTCGAGACCGGCCTTGCGCCAGTCGTCGATCACCGGCTTCAGTGCGTCGCCGTAGAAGTTCTCATCACGCTCGACGCCGTTCTCCTGCAGTGCCCGGTCGGCCCATCCGATAGGCCCCTGGACAATCTTCGCGCCGATGAGGTCATGGAACGTCGTGTTGTCCTTGACCTTCTGTGCCTGCGCCGCATCCGTGCGAGCCTTTGCGTCCAGCTTGGTGACACCTGCGGACGGAACTAGAGGGACGTTATCCCTCGGTTGAGCGTAGATGCTCGGTAGCTGATCCACAGGTGGTCCTCGTTAGTGATTGCTGGTGATGAAGTCCGCGAAGGACTGCAGGTGATTGGCCGGGTCGTTGGCGTAGTCGGTGACCTTGTGGGCGGTAGCCACGGAGGCGTCCCACTGGCGCTGCTGGAACTCGGCGGTTGTCGGATCGGTTCCTGCGGGGAGCTGCAGCTTGCCCTTGAGGAGCGGGGCGTATTGGTCGTTCAGTCGCTTGACGTTCTCGGGAGTGAGGTCAGTCGGATTGCGCTGGAGCTGCCTGAATGTCTGCTCATTGCGAACCTTCTTGTCCTGCTCCTGCTTGCTCCATGCCGAGTAGTTGGCGCGGGTGGCAGACGGGATCACATCGACGAACTCGGTGGTCTTGCGCTCGACGCCATCGGTGCCCTTATGGGTCACCTCATGAGTCACGGGGAGCGGCGTACCGCCAGCAGCGATGTAGCTCAGCCGCCACTTGTTCGCATCGCCAGGGACAGGCGCGAATAGCACCTCGTCATCCTTGCCGACCACGTTCTTGTCGATGAGCTTCTGCTTCCACATATTGCTTGCTTCAGTCATCGCGCTGCTGGTCACGTCGTCCATGCCGTCGCCGGTTCCGTAGTTGCGAACCATACGGTCGCCCACGCGGATGAAAGAGGACTTCACTCGGGTCAGCGCGGCCTTCGCGGCCACCTCGGGAGAGGCGCCGGCCTGCACCATGTCTCGGACGGACAGGCGATAAGCGGACTCCATCTCGGACGTGTTGCTGATCGGCGTGTTCGAGCTGAACCAGCCACCGTCCCCGAAGTTCTTGGGGGCATCCTTGGCGACCAGCTTCATCGCTTCAGTGGTGTTGTGGTTGATCGTGTCGGTGTCGAGCGCGCTGCCCATCTTCACCTTCGACCACGCCTGGGTGTCATCGGCTCCCAGCACCTTCGCGGTCTGGTACTGCGTGATCCGTGCAAGTGTCTTGTCGTCCACCTGGCGGGCGGCCCACTCGGGGGAGATGCGCTGCATCTGCTCGAAGATTTTGACGTAGCGCGTGGCCCGCGTGGGGTCGCTCTCGTCGATGCTGCCCGACAGGATTCCCTTGAGAGCCGGGATGGGTGCGCCGGACAGTGCCGACTTGTTGAGGATGGCCTGCACTTGCTTGTCATCGCCGGATTGGAGAGCTGCTGTGAACGCGCGGTCGCCGGCCTTGCCCACGTCATCCGGCTTGATGCCGGCAGCGTTCGCCGCGAGGGCGTCGTAGCTACTCCAGGCGCGATCCGCGTTGCGCTCAACCTGTGCCTTCGCAGCTTCCTTCGCGAGTCGTTCGCCGGCCTCGCGGGACGCGTTGATCTTCGCAGCGACCTCAGCGGCGGACTTGTCGTTCGCCTTGCCCCATGCGAGCGCGCGCGACTTGCCCAGGATTCCCTTGTCAGCCAGTGCGTCGATCTGCACCGTCTCGGCAACCTCCTGCTCGTAGCGGGCCTTCTCGGCACGATCCTTCTGAATCGTCTCTCCTCGCTTGGCAGCGAGCTGCAGTTCTTCTTTGTGCTCAGGGATGTCGGCCAGTACCGGGCGGCCGTTGCCGGTCGAGGTCTGGAGGATCGACATGCCCTTGGCGATGTCCATGTCGCCGGAAGCGATGGACGCCTTCACGGCGTCCACAGCGATGTGATCCAGCTCGTCATCGGTCATGCCCTTGTCGGCATTGATCGCGCGCCAGTTCGTGTAGTTCGTGGCGACGTCCGGGCCACCCTTCGTGATCGCGTTGACCAGGAGGGCAGATGCACCTTCCTCCTCGCGCTTCATCGATTCTTTGATGGACTGCTTCAGGTAGCTCTGCTTGATCCCATCCTGGGTCTTGGCGAGACCCATGAGGAACGCGTCACGCGCGCGACCTTCGAGCTTGTTCTCCTCAATAAACTTCTCGGCGCTGTCCTTGATAAACCCGTCAATGTCGGAACCGGGTTCCATCTTTGCCAGATCGGCCTGAATGGAAGACTGGTACTTGTCCACGGCATTGATGCCGTCCGTCTCCATGTAGCTGTCGCGAGCCATCTGGCTGGCTTGATCGAGCCACGCCGTTTGATCGGCGCCAGTGACATCGTGTTCGGCGGCTTTCGCTTCGCCTGTGCGCTTGTCGTCGGCTTCCTTCTTGGCTTGCGCTTTCGCAAGCTTCTGGCGGCCTTCCTGCACGCCGGACTCGCCGACAGCGTTGGAGATGCCATTGAGGGCGCGACCCATAACGAACATGGCACTGCCGGCACCGCTGGCGGCTTCAAGGTTTGCCTGGACAGGTAGATTGATGTTCGCCGATTGCGAGGAATCGACAGCCTGCTTGGGCGTGATGCGTTGTGCTTCAAAGCGGGGCATGTTGATCCCTTGGTTTGGTTAGTGGCCGGTTTTGATGGTGTAATTGCTGTAGGCATTCGCGCCGGAGTTCGCGGAGCCTGCGAGGCCCGCCACGAGCTGACCGTTGATCTCGCCTGTCTTGCTGCGGACTTCCTGCTGGCTTTCGAGCTGACCGTTCTCACGGTTCTTCTCGATGCGGGACACGTCGCGGCCGGACTGCATGAGGAGATCGTTGAGGATCGCGTCAGTGGAGTTGCCGGATGCGCCGGACTCAGCGGAAGCCGCACGGGCAGAGGCACGCTGTTCACGCGCTTGCTTCAGGCGGTCATCGGTCTGTGCCGATGCGCCCTGGTTGATCTGATCTTGTTGGATTTGTGCTTGCTGATTGAGCGCCTTCTGCTGCTGGTTGGCGCTGTAGACGGCGGATGCTGCGCCGACGACGGCGAGTACACCCGCCGTGATGCTCACGGGTTCACACACTAGGGAATAATCCGAACTCGATGAAGGGGAAGCCGTTGCAGTCGTGGACTTTGTACGGCTTGAAGCCGAGCGCGATCATCCATCGCTGCGCGCGGACGTGACGGGCATCGACGAGGTTGAATAGGGCGGAGTACATCGGGGTGATGTCCGCGATGAACTGCTCAGAGACTTTGACGAACGCACGCGCAATGTGTCCGCGCGGGCCTGTGCTGAGCATCCAGGGGACGCCGATAGTTGGATCAAGGGTGAAGTCGGCAACGCCGTGCGCGGCCTGGGGGTGTCCATCCCACCAGGCCACGGAGGCTTCTCTGCTGCTCTCTACGGATTCGATAAGAGCTTGCAGCGGTGATGCCCAACCACAGGCGTTGAGCTCTGCCAAGTCTTCCGCGCACATGTGAGCCGCGATGTACTTAAGCGATTCCCGTGTGGGTTCGCGGAAGGTGATTGTCATTGCTGTACCTTGGCTGTGTAGAGACCTTCCCATTGCACCGACTGAAACCAGGCGGGGAACGGTGAGTCGTTGGTGAAAGACACATCGACGGCATCGGAGCGCGAGGCCACGAGGAACGAGTAGGTGCCCGATTGGGTCGTAGGGGTGCTCAGGAGGAACGCCGCATCACCTGTCGTCCTGTTGGTGAACGTGCTCTCCAGCTGCGGCACGATGGTGTCGATAGCCTGCGAGCGACCCTTCGGTGTCACGACGCATTTGAAGTACGTCGCGTCGTTGTAGCGGACAGTCATGCGTTTGATCTGCAGCCGGCCGATCAGCTTGCTCACGTTGTTCTGATCGCGAATGAACTGCTGACTCAGCGTGATGCGTCGGTTGTAGCGGTAGCCCACCACGACGCGGCCGGTGTCCACGCGACCCGGCAAGCGGATCGTCTGACCACCATTGACCAGCGTTGCCAAGCGCAGATCGACAGTGGTTCCCGGTGAGGGCCAGTCGGTCGTCTTGAGCACGGCAAGGCCCGTCAGGGTCGGTAGCGTGAGCGGCACAGTGATGTCGGTGTAGTTACCGAACGGCTGCCATACCGGAGTCACCGCCTCACGGCGGTCAAGGTAGATGTCGTGCTCGGCAGAGATCAGCGGGTACGTCGGGGATGAACTCAAGTCCAGGCGCAGTAACTCCACGCCTCCCGAGGGAGCCTTCGTCATCACATAGAGCATCGTGCCGATAGCGTGGACGTGCAGGACTGAGCCGGTGCCCTGGATGAGCCAGCGGTTCCATGCGGACTGCTGCTTGGTATCGCCCGACCACTTGTACTGGTGGACGAACAGATCGCCGCCTGCCGCGTTGCGCTGCGCGATGAACAGCATGTCCGCATCGCCGGCCTCCGCCATGCAGCGGGTGTTGCCCGGTACATACGAGGGAACGTGGGCGGTCACATCGGCCGCTTCGGGCGTCACCGTGTCATCGGACACGAAGTATTCCCGCACGGTGCTCCAGGACTTCGCTTGGTTGTCGTCGAGGAAGAACAGGCTACTGCCGGCCAGCACAGGCTTGATCGTCGGCGACACGCCGTAGGTGGTCACCGGGTCGATCTTGACCGTCTTGGGCGTCAGCGTCGGCGTACCTGTGAGTTGGAATAGCGAGGTCTTGCCGGAGGCGAAGATCATCAACGCCTTTTGATACGAGATGCAGTGAAGCATCTCCGCCACGCCCTCAGTCGGAGCGTTCACGTCGATCACATCACTGTCCAGCAGCGAGGTCACCGTCGTGCGCCAGAAGTTGAAGTAGTGACCGATCTCGGACATGACAATGTTGCCGGCGCTTGCGATGAGACCCAGGCGATCTCGGTGGAAGAACACATCACCGATGCGCTGCCCCACGATGGACGGGGGCGGACTCGATGCGGTGTCGCCCGCGTAACGTGTGTCGTACACCAGGGGGCCGTAGGAGAAGTAGAAGCCATCCGGGTTGGTGCCATCAGGGACACGCTTGAGACCATGAGGCATCGTGGCTGAATCGAAGTAACCGAATTCACCAGGCTTGCTCACTTCCTTCCACACGAGCGAAGACTGGTACTGCACGAAGTAATTGTCGAAGGCGTTGGAGCCGTCGCCGCGAATCTCGTAGATCGCGTTGGACGCGGCAGTCTTCGGAAGGTCTTGGAAGGTCTGCACGGAACCCGACAGGACACCAGCGGTCTTCTGCGTACTCAGTGCCACGGTCTTATCGCGGTTCACGAGGAAGGTGACATCGTCCACCGTGACGGCCCTGAAGGACTGCCAGGGTTCCGAGACGGTCGCAAGGTACGCCAGCGAAGCGGCATCCTTGATGACCACGTACTCCTTGCCGGTCTCGTGATTGAACACGCGGACGTTGTCAGGATAGATCGCGACGATGTAGCGCTCGCGACTGTCACGCACGATGCTGTGGAAGAACGCGGTGTCCGGGATGTCAGACCGCAGGACGTTGACGAACTCCGCAGGCGGCCGGGGGCCAGCACCGCGCGCCGGACTCAGATCACAGTTAACCGCATCGGCGATCTGCGTGGGCAGACGCACCGAAGCATCCTGCTGAGAGACCCCGCCAATCATCGACGGGATGGTTCCAGAGGTCAGCGGCATCAGCGGGTGAAAATCTCGGAGACATCGGTGCCGTCGTTGAACATATTGCCGCGCGGCTCGTAGCTGCGTTCCTCGTCCAGCAACGCCATCAGCGCGAACTTCTCATCGTCCTTGGTGAACCCATAGGACTGTTCGCTACCCTGGAACTGCGCCTGATACTGCGTCGCTGCAGTGACGGTGATGTAGCGACGTGCTGCTTCAGGCAGCGACTCGAAGTCGAACATCCACACGACCTCGACGATAGGGCCGCTGTCTGCAGCGAACACATACGTGGCGTCGTCGTTGTTGTAGAGCTTGCCGGCGCGCGGCGTAACACGGCGCGTCTCGGAAGTAGATGGGCGAATCGAGATGACGTTCGCCGGTAGAACGACCTGACCATCGCTGGCCGGGGTGAAGTAGAAATCGTAGTCACGGTTGAAGTACCAGCCCTTTGACTGGATTTCGCGTGCCTTGGTGCGGAGCGTGTCACGCGCAATGGATGCGTCGGTGAAGCCCAGGTTATCTAGCGAGTTGACGGGACTCTCACCCACTGCCTTCAGCAGTTGATTGACAGCCTCAAGCTCAGTGGTTG